TACAGGTGCCCTATGACAGTATTAGACAACACTCCAAGAGACCAATACACCGCTACCGGTGGCCAAGTTGCGTTTCCATACACGTTTGAGATAACTGCTGAGGGAGATATTGCGGTCTTACAGAACGGCGTACTGCTTAGTTTAGGCGCTGGTGCTGGAGAATATGCGGTTACTGGCGTAGGATCAGACACAGGCGGCGTGGTCACCCTGGTCACTGGTGCAACTGCTGGGGACATTATAACTCTATACCGTGACATGGCATTAGAGCGTCTTACGGGCTACACCAATGGCGGTGACTTCCTAGCGGCAGATGTAAACAACGACTATGATCGCCTATGGTTAGCGCTACAGCAGGGTGCAGCGGACACAGACCGAGCTGTAAGAAAGCCAAACGTTGATTCAAGCACAATCAATATGGTTCTACCAGTTGCTGCTAGTCGCGCTCAGAAGCTCTTAGCATTTGATGCTAACGGTGCTGTAAAAGTTGAGTCTTATTTAAATAATGAGACTATTGTTTTAGTTGTGCAAACTGAAGTAGGTGATGGGGTTACTACAACCTACAGCCTTGAAAGCTCAACCAATAGCCCTAGTTTATTGCAGATAGCCATAGATGGTGTGTTACAAGAAGTATCCTCGTATGGTGTAAGCGGAGGTAATTTAGTATTTTCAGCTGCCCCGCCGCTTCAATCAGCTATTGAGATTAGGGCATTTGTTCAAAAAGAGATTGTTAGCACCGATTTAAAAGCTAGCGATTTCACAGGGGATGGTTCTACAACATCGTTTACTCTTGGGTATTCTGCGGTCAAGTCAATTACTTTTGTCTACATTGATGGTGTGTATCAGTTTAAAAACACATATTCTGTATCAGGCACTACAATTACATTTTCTACGGCACCACCTCTTGACTCTGTTATAGAAGTTGTCATTGCTGCATTTACTACGTCGATTATAAATACACCATCGGCAGACAGTGTAGGAACAGCGCAACTACAAGACAATGCAGTAACTACAGCAAAGATAGCTGATGATGCAGTAACAGCGGCCAAGCTAGCTTCTGATGCAGTAGTAACAGCTTCTATAGTAGATGATGCGGTAACGGCTGCTAAATTAGCCTCTAATGCAGTAGTAACAGCTTCAATATCTGATGATGCAGTAACAGCGGCTAAGATAGCTTCAGTGCCTATTGCTGTAGGAATAACTACTGTTGTTACAGCTACGTCTCTTACGGCTACTGTCAACACACACGTTTATGTTAGCGCAGCTACTCAGACAATTACGCTTCCTGCGTCACCAGCCATAGGACAAAGAGTCCTAATTACCGTGGGTAACTTCGCTGACACAGTGGTGGCTAGAAACGGTAGCAACATAATGAGCAGTGCGAGTGACTTCACGATGAATGCAGCATATCTCTCAATTCAGTTTATATATACAGACGCAACGCAAGGGTGGGTGATGTCATGAGTAATTTTACAGATTTCATAAGCGGCGGTGGATCAGCTTCATATCCCACAATCTTTTTACACAACTCCCAAACATGGGTTCCGCCTCAAGACGGCAACATAAGGATTCACGTTATTGGTGCAGGCGGTAGTGGCTGTGGGACGAATAATGGATTTCTTGAAAGTGGTGCGGCGGGTGGCTACTGTCGAAAGAACTCTCTAGCAGTCACAACTTCAGGTTCATTTACTGTAGTGATTGGTGCAGGTGGCGCATCTGTTATGGGAGCCGTAGCCGCAGGAACAGCAGGAGGCACTACATCTGTTGCAGGTACAGGTTTAGGCTCTACGCTAACAGCTACTGGTGGCGCAGGTGGAGTTGTAGGCAGTAACACTTACACTGCTGGAGGCACTGCTACTGGTGGAGACGTTAACAACACAGGTGGACGCGGAGGCTATAACAAAGGCGGTGGCGCTGTTGGTTTGTTAGGAACAGGTAATGACGGTGGCGAAACAGGTGGCGGCGGCGCTACAAGTTACGGTGCAAATTGTGATGTTCTCGGTGATTTTTACTCATCCAGCTTAGGGCAAATATCTGGTGGTGGCGGTGGCGCAACAAGCGGCAGCTCCGGTCCAATCCTGCCTGCAGGGGAACTAGCAGGAGGTGGTGGCGCATACTTTGCCGCCGCTTCGGTAGTGGGTCACGCTTCCATAGGAGGTGGTGGAGGGTTTACTCTTAATGGCACTGTTTTAAATATAATTTCAGGCCGTGGTGGTGAAGGCTGTGTTGTAATTCAGTACATACCGTAAGGAGAAGAATATGAAATATAATATTAAAGATGCTGACGGTAACATTCTAAACACCATCAATTCTGACGCTGAGTTTGTTGAAGCTAACTTTGACTACTATGAACTTTATGTAGAACCTACACCAGCGGAACCTACAGCGGAAGAAGCTGCTCGTATGTGGCGTGACATGGAGCTGTCTGCTACAGACTACATTGTGCCTTTAACAGATCATCCACAACGTGCTGCGTACATGGCCTATCGGGAAGCACTGAGGGATTGGCCGTCTACAGACTCATTCCCTGCTACACGACCGGAGCTATAAGGGCATATTTAAAAAATAACTTAACGAGGTATTTATGTACAATCCATTTGCAGGAAAAAGAGGTCATCTTAACGGTAGCGTAGTTGATATGTTACCCGTTACCCCTAGTGACGTTACTGACTTATCGCAAGTTGCTATTGGTCTATACGTTACAGTCGCAGGAGACGTAACATTCCATAACGTAGACGGCACATCTAGGACGATTACTGTCCCTGATAACTTCTACTTAATATGTTCTGTTAGCCGTGTACTTGCTACTGGTACTACAGCAACTGGCATACATGCGATGCTTGCATGATTAGCGCAAACGTAAGTGCTTTCTCCATAGGCAAGGCTGTTGGTCGTGGTGGTGGTGCGGTGCCATTTTCCCTTACTTACGCTGTGCAAGCTGGCGGAGCTAGTGGCGCAAACGCAAATCCTGGTGGCGGTGGCGGAGGCGGTGGATTATTAACGGCTACAGTTAATGATACTTATGTAGCTGGCGTTGCCTATGCGGTAACAGTTGGAGCAGGAGGTTCAGGTTTTGTTGTAAACAAAGGTAATAATGGCTCAAACTCTACATTTGATTTAATTACTTCTTCTGGTGGTGGAGGCGGTGCATACGGTGGTAATAGTGTTCCCGGAAATGGAGGATGTGGAGGTGCGTCTGGCTGGAGAGGAGGGGCTGGAGGCACAGGAATATCTGGACAGGGCTTTGCCGGTGGTGTTGGAGGTAACGTAGGAGAACCAACTAATAGGGGTTCAGGCGGAGGCGGTGGTGGAACTGCAAGTGTAGGAGCCGATCGGACTAATTATAAAGCTGGTAACGGTGGTACTGGAACGGCAATAAGCGCATCAGGACTTTCTCGCAAATATGGCGAAGGCGGTGGTGGTGGCGCTTATTTGGAAACTATTGGTTTCGGTGGAGGTGTTAACAATAGCGGTGGTGGCGGTAATGGAGGTGATACTAGTAATGGGCCACAAGCAGGAGGCACAAATACTGGTGGTGGGGGCGGTGGCGCTTTCGGTAGCGGTGCCTCTGGAGGCTCAGGTATTATACTTTTAATTTATCCTACTTCTGTAACAGCAACATTCTCTGCTGGCGTTACTTCTAGCTCATCAACTTACTTAGGAAATACTGTTACTCAAATCACAGCGGCTGGCCCATCTGACACAGTAACCTTTGGATAATCACTATGGCACATTACGCAGTATTAGATAACAACGTAGTCACTCAGGTGTTTGTCGGTAAAGACGAAGACGAAGGTGATACTAACTGGGAAGATTATTACGGTGCAAAGCGCACTAGCTACAATACTTTTGGCGGTGTTCATGCTAACGGTGGTACTCCTTTTAGAAAGAACTATGCAGGGATTGGCTACACTTACGACGAGGGGCGTGATGCTTTTATACCGCCTCAACCCTATCCAAGCTGGACACTGAACGAAGATACTTGTTTATGGGACTCACCTGTACCCTATCCAGAGGAAGGTATACACGAGTGGGATGAAGACAATCAAGAGTGGGTAGAATTATGGACAGAGTAAAGCAATTCTGGCGCAGTCGTAGTAACAGATGGCAAGTTTTTGGTGTAACCTTAGCGGCTCTACAGGTCTATGTTCTACAGCTTAACCTGTCTGCTGAGACTATAATGTTAGCCAGCACCGTGTTCGGAATGGGTGGTATTTTCTTCCGTTATCAAACAACACAATCAATGGCAGAGAAATAAACAAATTAGGATTCGGAGAATAAAATGGCTTTAACTAAAGTACACACTAGGATGATTGCTGGTACGCCTAACAATGTTAGAGATTTTGGCGCGAAAGGCGATGGTATTACAGATGACAGTGCCGCTATTCAGGCTGCGTTAGACTTGCAAGGTCGGGTGTATATTCCTGCTGGCACTTATCTAGTCAACACTACCCTAAGAATAAAGTCTAATACCAAGTTATATGGTGATGGTATTGAGGCAACTATTTTAAAGGAAGGTGGTGACGGTACAACTTTGCCAGGAATGAACACATCAATCCTTGAGAACCAAGCATACGTTGATACTGATCCGGCTGGCAATGATTCGATGCACGTTGAGAACATTGCGTTTCATGGGCAAAGGTCTGTTGCTGTTGCTGATGGTTCAGCTACTTCTTCTAACAAAGGCATTGGCGGTGTGTACTTTCAGTATGCTAGTCGATCACGCATTAGGGATTGTTACTTTAAAGATGGCTGGTCTGGCTTTGTAATCACTGGGACTCGTACAGGATTTAATTCGCAGTCGCAAAATTCTATCTTTGATTGCACTGTATTTAACGCAACATCGTGGAGTCAAAACGGTAACGCTGGTGTTCCAAGAGGCATATTGCTTGGTACTGCATTTACCTACATGCGCGGTTGTTCAACTAATACTTGTGCTACAGGGTTTTACCTTGGTGCGGCTCAACTTGTTGTTGACGCTTGTAACGCCTTTAACTGGACGTATGACAATGGGTTCTATTGTTTAGCTACTGAACTAGCCATGTCTAACTGTCGTGCAGACGGCTCTGGCTTTGGCAACGGTATTACTTTGGCCTATAACACTGGCGCACAGTTAACTAACTGCTTTGTTCAAGACTGTTCTAACATGGGCTTTAGAATACACGCCCCGCAAAGAAACACTAACCTGACGAACTGTAGTGCAATCAACTGTGGTTACGGATTTAGAGCAGAGAACACTCTTGATTTTACAGGGTCTACTGTCACTGCGGCAGATGAAGTTATTAACGTAGCACCTAGTGGAACATCTAACGTCACAGTAAGAATGGTTACTGTTGATCTAGGCACGCCAATATCGGGCACACTGTTTACTGCTGATGGCTGGATTAATATGTCTGGCGCTAGTGTTGCAGGGTTTAACGGATCGTTTCCTATCTATAGCATTGGTGGCAATATTATTAAGTACATCTCTGAAGATGCTGTTGTTGGCAGCTCTGGCGGCACTCCAGTGGTCAAATATTGCACCCACGACATCAACCTAAACAACATTACTTCTGATACTTCTGAGCAAGATGGCATTCAATTACATGAATCAGGTAATGTAGTAATTAACAACGCTACTGTTAGAACTGCAAAGAATTTTGGCGTTAATATTTCAGACTCTAGGTCAATCACAGTACATAACTCTATGTTCTACGAGACATATAAATCTGCTGTGTACTCCCAAGATTCACGCAATGTCTGTATTGATAACGTTAAGACTTATGATACAAAAGGCTCAGCAGACACTTCTTCTCAACGAGGTGTTGTTAGCTGGTATCAAACGCAAGGGCTTACAGTAACTAATGTTGTAGGAACCAGCTATAAAACTTACTGGATTTCCCAGTTAGACGCTGCTGAAACCTTCGTTAGTACAGGTATTGTTAAGGATAACTATCGTACAGATAACATTGCACAACAAGATTGGACTAAGTTTCCCATCCATTACGAGGGTTCTGGATCGGGTACTCCTGAGAGTGTAGTGGTCGCTGGGGTAGGTTCCGTTTGGTATCGGAATGACGGTGGTGCTAATACATCCTTATACATCAAAGAGTCAGGCGCTAGTAATACTGGCTGGGCTGCTAAATAATTTATTGACGTAGGTGATGTATGCAGGAGGAAGCTAAAACAGTTATGGATTCATTAGCAGTAGGCGGCACAGTCGCCACACTGGCTGGTTGGCTTCCTGCCGTGGCAAGTTTATTCACAATCATTTGGCTGGCGTTGCGTATCTGGGAATCCGATACGGTACAGAAGTTTGTTAACCGATGATGAAAGCACTGATCGCGCCTATTGCTAATCTAATAGGTGGTTGGTTGAATAACAAAGCTGAGGAGAAACAGGCTAAACATGAGGCCAAGCTCCAGGTCATTCAGAACAACTCTGATTGGGAATCTAAGATGGCAGATGCCAGCGCTCATTCATGGAAGGATGAGTTCTGGACGATCATACTATCGATCCCTATTTTTATGGTTGGTTATGCCATAGCAATTAATGACGTGAGCGTGATTGATAGGGTTGACGCTGGGTTCCAAGCACTGTCAAAATTGCCAGAGTGGTATCAATACCTGCTGTTCATTGCGATCAGTAGTTCATTCGGTATCCGTGGTGTATCCAAGTTAATGGAGATGCGGAAATGAGAAAACCAAAGAAAGGATTGTACGCAAACATCCAAGCTAAACGTGCTCGTATCGCTGGTGGATCAGGCGAGAAGATGAGGAAGCCTGGAACTAAAGGTGCTCCTACTGCTAAGGCATTCAAGAGTGCAGCGAAGACCGCATACAAGAGATGACGTTCAAGTACTTCAACCGTCAAGAATTTGACTGTCAGGAGACTGGCGAAAATGAAATGGAAGATGAGTTCATCCACGCTTTGGATGCGTTGCGCCATGAATGCGGCATACCGTTTCGTATTACTAGCGGGTTCCGTAGCAAGAAACATAGCCTTGAAGCTAAGAAATCTAGTGGGCCAGGACAGCACACGAGAGGCATTGCTGCTGATATTGCTGTTACTAACGGCGCTGAGCGTTTCGCTATCGTTAGCAACGCTATTAAGCTAGGCTTCAGCGGCATAGGCGCTCATAAGAGCTTCGTACACGTCGATACTCGTACCACTGTACCCGTACTATGGGTGTATTAAGGGGGCCTTAGAGACCCCCATACAGCGTCAGAAAGGTATGTCTTCTTCAACGTCTACTGGTGCAGATGCTACCTGTTTAGGCTCATCTTTCTTGTAGTCATCGGTCTTAACGGTTAGACGATCAGGGTACTTTTCGTCTGGTGAGTACGGTGTCAAGAACTGGAAGTTCAGCCATTCACCTTCCATCTCATTTAAAGTCTCTTGCATCTTAGCCTTGTTGATTGACCCCGAGCAGATCACAAAGTCTGGTGCTCGTTCGTGTTTCTTCTTGGCATACAGTCCATTAATGTATTTCATATTATTCACTTTCTCCTTCGTTATAATGCAGCTTTCTAAAGTCAGATGACTTAATTATTTCTCGTTCAATCTTCGTGAAGCATCCGCCTTTGGTTGGTGCTTTCCATAGTGCAGTTTTAACTTCATTGCTTAACTCGAACCATGCTTCAGCAGATGACGGGAAATCATCATTTGCTATTCCGACTTTGATTGCCATGATGCTGTCTTTGTTTTCATCGCACCATTGCTCGTAAGTCTTCTCTGGTTCTGGTGCTGGCAGATCCTCACCAGCGTATATGTAGGCACCCAATCCGTGCATTGATAAGCCCTTAGTCAAGCATCGCATCTTAGCGGTGTTGATCTGGAAGGCATTAGGATTGGCGACTGCATTGTTGCGGTGATCCATAACGGGCAACCACATTTCGTGAGCCAGCTCGTCAATAAAAACGACGCAATGAACGGTCATTGTCCCGTCCAAGTGGACTTCGTTATCGCGAAAGGTGTAGCAAGCATCTGGGTAGTGCTGTTTAGTAACGGCCCATGCCCATGCCCATGATAGGTAAGTTAGATTACCCTTGCGTTCAGTATGCTCATTAACATTAATTGAGCTTAGTGTTTTCCATACACTCATCATATCTCCCCTCTTGTTCTGCTAGTAAAGTTTCTAGGTGGTCTGCGGTAATCCGCAGTTCATTTACAACGTCTTCATCCCACACGAAGCTGCGTCGATTCTCATACCGACGAGCGCAGGTAGCACTCGCCTGTAGTGATAGTATCCAATCGGGAATCATCTAAAAGCACTCCTGATTGATTGCATAGCATCGAGATCTAAGCGTCTATTTTCTTCTGTTTCATGCTGTTTCATTTTGTTCCATTCGTCCTCATCCTCAAGCATCTGCTCGGAGATACGGTCTAGTTCACGGTGGCACAATTGAATGATGGCCATGTCTTGCACGCCGACGGGGAATCCTGATCGGCATAACCTGGCTATCTCGAATGCGAAATTTTCCAAGTCCTCGATCATGCCTAGTTGTTGTTTCTCGTTCATGTCTACTCCTGTTTGCTGATGAACCCAAACAATATTATATACTAATTCGCATGTCAACTTGTTCTTGTAAATAATTAATGGTATAGTTCCGGACAGACCTATGGGGGGGTGTGTCCGTGACAAGCTCCCAAAACTATGATAGCGAATAGGAGATAACATGAAAGAGCTAGAACTAAAATCATTCCTGGCACTGACCCAGCAGACTAATCATGGACTGGCCATGAAGTTAGGTATCAGCCCACAGAAGATGCACGCATGGAAGAAGCGCAACGATTGCTTTGTCAAGTTCGGTGACAACTGGGTTGTAACTGAGATCAATCTTAGGATAGAAAAGAGAGTGTATTAAAAAGGCCCACCGAAGTGGGCCGTGGGAGTGCCGTGAGGGGAACGGCGAGTCAATCAGCAA